AGTGGACCAGGTTGAACTTATACACATCCTATTTGTAATAATTGTTGAATCAAAGATCTCGACATTATATTATTATTATTAATAGGTGCTGAATCCACAAGCAAACATTCATGTTTATCTTTGTACATTGCAAATTTATTTTTTAATGAACCACCAAATGTTAACTTCAACTTAGTAGTGGATTAGTTCATCTATATACTTTTAGTTTTTTGCAATTATAAAAGAGTTGAAATTGAAACTCCTAATATATGATTAGCTTATTATTAATTTAAATAACCACCTGAATGCTAATCCATATTATCATAACTTTTAAAGATCTTTTTTAAATGCTACACGTTAACCTCTTAAAGTTAGGAGTTATCCATCAGATTTTTGTATCGGATTTATAATATTTATTAGACTAAACGTGACACTTTCTCTTATTTAAATCCTAAATAAATAGCTTTTGCATGTAAAAAAGGATGAGAAATTATTTAAGCATTTTTCTTTGAATAATATTGCTTAGTTGTCAATGTTTTGAAGATATTCCGAGACATTCCAAAATTTTAGAGAGATGAGCCATATGTCCATTTTGAACAAAAATCTATCTTATACCATGGCCCAACATTAACTTCTGACACACACTGCGCCAAACCGATAGGCTATTAAGCTCGTTTAACACGAGATGACAGTCTTAAAATCGATTATTAGATACTAGCAGCTAATTTAGGATGACAAAGAATCACAACATCATCACCTGCAGCGCGTACTTTGATCTACTTAGAATTCCAAGGATTGACCACTCCTGCTTATTGAATATAATAATAAGCATACATTATTGATCGCAGAGTGTTCCCTAGAGTAGTTCTAGTAGGATGTCCAGAGAAAGTAGTACCATAGATCTTGTTATATATCCAATTAGATTAAATATATAATCTATCTCGTCCTTTGAATTGTTAAGATCCATGTCCAAGTGACCATAATTTCCAGATTTAATTTGGCCATGCTCGATGTTTTATATTTGGCAACTTGGTAAAACAAACATTATTCAAGTCTGTACTGGCATTGTAAATACCCTCAGTAACAGCTTATATATCTGCCTTGAATAGATTAGGATATAAAGTTCTTGATGTTTACAAAAGTTTAGCGATTATAGGTTTGGTTATTTCCCAGAATCTGTTGTCAACAATTTGTAACAAACAAGCTATTTGCGTAGAATCGAATCCAGATCCATCAATACAAATACT